ATCACTTGAGCATAGTAAAAAGTCGTGAGCAGATTGTGTACCTATTGCAATGTTGTTTCCAAGAGTTGCAGTGCTTAGGACACTTGTACCGCCACTTACTGCTCTAATCACATTCACATCCGTACCAGCAAGGTTACGCATCTTGAACGAGTTAGCACCACTAATGAGCATATTTCCAGCAACGTGTAAAGGCTCTGATGGTGTAGTAGTCAAAACCCCCACCCTATTATTAGTCGCATCAACGAACAATGTGTTGGTGTCGACGGTGAGGTTGCCGGTCATTGATACATTACCAGTATTAGATACAGAAAATCTTGTAGTTCTTGCATTATTAGAACCCGTGTTTATTGAAAAATCATATCCTGCTAAAAATGTATTACCACTTATATTAGACCAAAGAACTAATGAAGTACCAAAGTCACTTCCACCGCTTGTTCTAATAAATCCATCTGCATAGGTATTTGCACTTAAAAACAAATTCCCCGTTATCTTCGCAGTGCCAGTGACTTGGAGACGTTCTCCGCTATCGGTGGTTGAGCCGATGGCAATATTACCAGTAGAGAATATTCTTGAACGCTCAGAGCCATCTGTCCAAAAGGACATAAACTCGTTATTGTTGCTATAAACAATCCTTCCTCTATATGCTATTGACTCATCTGTAAATACTATTCCAGCTTCCGCATCAAACCCACCTACTAAAGTTAAATAGCTACTATTACCACTTGAACTATTTTGTCCGATTAGTGTAGTACCAGTTATACCATTTGAAGCATTACCATTTAATAAAGTATGTAACCTTGCTCTTGGACTTGTCGTTCCTATTCCTAAATTCCCACTCGCATCTAACGTCATTGCTTGGGTGAACGTGATAGCGTTCCCAGCAGTGCCAGATGGGGCGGTGTACCAACGATGTATGCTTGATAATTGAACGTATTGTGAAGCAAAAGCACTTGTTTGATATATCCAAGAACTTCCATTAAAAAACGCATTACTTGATAAATACATTCCTTCTCCAGTTGGAGTAAACCCAGCCAATGAAGCGGCAGCACCTACTTGTAATGCTCTTACGCCACTCCACGCACTCGGAGTCACACCCAGACCGAGATTGCCAGATGCGTCAAGACGCATACGTTCAAGTTCATTTGTTCCAAATATTAATGCTCCAGTTGCTGTTCTACTATAAAGCGAATAGTTTGCTCCACTTATAAACTGATAGTAACTTCCACTACCACCAGCGTGATATAATATACCAGAATTATAATCTAATGTAATGCTACTTGTAACCGCAGTAATCCTTGCAAACGTACTCGCCCCCGTCACCTTCATTGTCCCCGTCACTTGTAGCTTCTCGCCTGAATCGGCAGCTGCTGCTCCTACTCTAAAGTTTCCGTTTGCAAAAAACTTAGCTACTTCAGTTGCATTAGTAGTTATGATTAAAGGAGTATTTGACCTTGTACCGAAATATGTTTCAGTTGCAGTATTGTTCCAAGATGAGTGGCGAGTACTGCCCGTCATCAAATCTATATTACCTCCATTTGTTGCATTGCCTACCGCAAGAGTTGTGTATCCAGCAATAGCAATTATAGTTGTTGTTCCTATACCAGTTCCACCAGCCAAATAGTTGTTGGCAGTGCCCTGTCCATACAATCCCCATCCGCTATTGTTGCTCCACTCTATACTCCTCCAATCAGCAGCAGCGGTTAGGGTTGGGTTAACGTATAAACCACGAGTAATACCGTTTGCACCTCCCGTTTGGTTAATAGTACCAAGAACTTGCAACATTGTGTATGTACCCGTTCCGCTTGTTGGTGCGTATCCGTGTGCTAAATTTAAAGTACCACTCGCTCCACTTGTTACTGTTCTTGTACTTGCATTATATCCACCTATTTGTACACCATATCCAGCAGTATCAAATGAACCAAATAAGATATTTAAATTCAATCCAGCAACATCAACAGTATTACCAGCATTGCTTGATACTATATAATTGTTTGTACTTGTCCCAAAAAATAAACCATTTCTTAAAATAGCTGACCCATCATTTCTTAGTCTTAATAAGTTTGTAGATGCACTATCTTGAACTGTTAATCCTATAGTAGCATTTGTTGCACCACTTCCTTTAATATAAGCATCACCAATCACTTGTAACCTCTGCCCCGAATCGGTAGCACCAGTGCCGATACCGAAGTTGCCAGTGGCAAATATTCTTGCACGTTCGGTATCTGCACTACCACCGCCACCGCCAGTATTAAATGCTAATATACCGCTACCAGCAGAATTACCATAAGCACGAATAGCTGCTTTATTTGCATTATATTCTAAAATTATTCTATCAGTTTGATGAGCTCCTAAAACACCACCTACTGCCATAGCACCATTAACATCTAATGGTACTATTGGACTTGCTTGATTTATACCTACTCTTTGTCCATTTGCTGCTAAGTTTATATATCCATTATTATAAAGTATAGCAACATTAACTAAAGAAGAACCTCCTCTAAATTGAAAATCACCAGTACCCCCTTGACCATAGTCCATATATATAGTACCACTTGACCTAAAGGCAGCAGCATTTTGCCATAGTATTCCAATACCCCCATTATTTGTTAATGACAACCCACCAGCAATAGACAATGAGTAAGAAGGTGTATTAGTATTTATGCCCAACCTTCCATTAGTATTATCCCAAAACAAGTTATTATTTCCAGCTTGTGTAGTCGCACCAGTGAAGTATGCAACTTGACCAGCAGCACCCGAACCCGTTATCCCCGCATCACTATCGTTCACCCAGCTTGTCCCGTTGTACTTTAGCACTTGACCATTGCTCGGTGAACTAATAGCCAAAGGGAATGTGTATAAGCTACCATCACCACGAAGGATTTGCGTAGTCGCACCCGAAGCAATGTACTTTTGGAAGCGAGTGTTAGTCGTTCCGTTGCCTATGTATAAATCAAAGGTGTCGGTTGTGAATAGTGGCTCACCAGCTAATGCCGTAGGAATCCCACTCGCTAAACCCCTTTTAAATCTTAATGTATTTGCCATATAGGAACATCTTGGTCGTTGTGGTGTTACCACTTCTACGCAAAGCAGCACCAGCAGCGTTACCATAAATCATATCACCCAAAGATGTCATTGGGTTGCTAAATCCACCCAACCCCGCCAATGTGTACTCAGGCACATTTAGTGTAGTACCAACCAAAGTTGATGCACCACTATTGCCCGTAGTGGTTAGAGTGATTGCGTTTTGCTTGGATGAGAATGTCAACCAATCGCTTGATGATAGATACCCACTCACACTTGATGTTGCTTGTGGGATGCTCATTGTCTTTGTGCCACTATTCCAAACAAGAGGAGTAGTGGCAAGAATATCTGCCGAGGTTAGATACGATGGAGTAAAAAACTCCAAAGCCGTACCTAATGTGTTGTATCTAAGTAATTGACCAGCACTACCAGTTGGGAATGCTGCCACAAACGTGTAAGCATCATCCCAATTAGATTGCTTGACTGTTGTTGGTATCGAGTACCCAGTCGAGAAGGTAAGTGTCAAACCAAGTGTACCACTTGAAGTGATAGGAGAGCCACTAATAGAAGCCGTCAACCCCGTTGGCATAGTAGCCGATAGGGCAACACTTGTAACCGTGCCACTACCCGCACCACTCGTAGGTATATAAGTTATGAGTGACTTGTTTATTCTCACCAGGTACCGAAATTAATTGATGAAGTTTTTGTCCATAAGTCCGTACTTGCAACATATTGCAACACATCGCCATCATTAGGGTTGAGTGCCGCAACATCATGTATCTCATCCAACTCATATCCGTTTTGTACCCTAACCTCAATAGTTCCTTGATTGGGATGTGATCGTGTCACTATCCCTATATACACCAAATGGTAAGGAGCATAAGGCTTAGTTGTTGTATATGTACCAGCGACAGTTGGTGATAAGTATAATTGGTCACCTTCATTATAGGCACTCGTATTAAGTCCACTAACCTTACCAAACACGACCACATACCCAAATCCATTATTCTCTATATCATCCTTAATTAGTCCAAGTGTTTGCGCACTTGTACCATCCGTAGTTGCAATAGCCTTAGAAATTGTTGAGGTATTACCCGTTGCGCCACTTATATACACCACCGTTCCTTTAGTCACCGTAGCACCAGTCTGATTGCGTACATATTGCAATAGCGTCAATGCACTCTCAACCGCACCACTATTACCATCACTACCTATTTTTATAAATGTAGGCGATGGTGTTGACACCTTCACATACACATTACTTGTTGATGTGGTAACCTTAATAATAGGTTGGTTGATGGTATAAGAAACTTTTATATACATCTTATGATGTTATTTGACTATTTACTTGTATAAATCCTTGCATCCAAGTGTATGTGCCAGTCGCAGTTGTTACTTGCAAATCGTAACTAAACTCACCCGCAGTATAACCCGCAGTCGTTACGCTTGTAAGAGTAACGGTACGCTCATTAGGGTCACCAACAACAAAGTCTGCGTTTACCCAAGTAAATTGAGTAGCACCAGCACTATTTTTAGCCATTAGTTTAAAGACATATGTAGTCACATCTATAACTACCGTCTCGCACTCGTCCTCCCAAAATGACAAAGGAAGAATGTAAGTATCTCCTTGTCTAATGGCTGGTAAATTGAACTCTGGTATCATTGTCTATCGGCTTTATCTTTTAATTCTAATTTTATGTCTTGAAGCGCATCAAAAATCTTACCCAACTTCTCACCAATCTCATCCTCTTTCTTTTCAAGGGTACGAACACGAAGATCAAGTTCTCTAAGCTTAATCTTCATGTCCGTAAACATTTTCGACAATGCCATCGCAAACGCAATGGTTTGCACAATGATTGTAATAATTACCCCTTGTTCCATTTACTTTGAGTCTTTAGCAAAGATTCCTACAAGAAGCATTCCAATCCCTGCTAAGACCAATTTCCAATCGTTAGCCATTGCACCTTCCCAAATTACTGGTAAACCTGCAACTGCGCCAAACAAAGATGTCTTTACGTTTTCGAGCATTTCTTTCATAATTTATATTTTATATTGCTATATATGCCGCCACGACACTTGTGCCGTTAAGCGATGAACCCAAATTTATTACTGGACCTGCACTAACTGTATAGTTATAGTACCACTTGCCTCCATAACAAATTATTAACAGTAGAGTCAAGAGTAAGATTACTAATGTAGCAATTGAACTGATACACTTTATAATTATTTTGCGCATCAATAATGTCCAAATATGCCACATAGTTAGTGTCAATTGTTGTAAACATATCATCAAAGAAGTCGAGACCTTGTTGAGTAGTACCTACTAACTTAACAAGACCATTACCACTAATGGTAAAAGATCTCTTTGATGGAATAAATCTCCTAAATGTATTGTTAGTTTTTGGAGCTAACTCCAACAAATCTCTTGTTATCTGCAAAGATGCATCTTTAGCACAAGCAAGAGGGTACACATTCCCACTTGAGTCAGTGTATGCTATTACTAAACCTTCTGCTTTTACTGCGTCTGCCATTTATTATTGATATAAATAATTATCTGTATAAGTATTGTAATTTTGTGTAGGAGAAGGTGAATTAATTTTAATATCCGCACCATCCACATTAATACTACTTGCACCTACTACAACAAGTCTAAAAGTATCATTTGTTGCTATTGTTTGTGAACCAACACTCATATTCATTGTATATGGTTGATTAGCAACGTAAATTGGGTAATTTATAGTTTTTATAGCTGTTCCATTTTTCTGCAACTGAAAACTTATTGTAGCAGGATAGGAACTTGCACTTACCTCTCCAAATATACTACAATCTATTGGTGTAGACAAAGTTGTTGCAGAGTCATATCTTGCTGTATTTCCACTTTGTATGGAGAATCCTCCAGCACTTACTAATGTTAGTGGTAATACGCTTGGTGATGCATATGTGCCTATTGTAAAATCTGCTTCAAATGTTGCAGTTATAGGGGTATCTCTCAACTCATCATAAACCTCCTCTAAAGTAGCACTCCAGGTTCCTGCTGCAAAATCAATTTCTTTCATATTTGCTATCCAATAAACCTTATTTACATCATCATCTAAAAAACGTATAGTATTAATTAACCCAATAGGTTGATTTTGTACTCCGTCATTCCACATTAACCCATAAAAATTACCATCTATTTTAGTACGGTTAAAACGATTGTGTTCCCATAGGGCGGTTGCATTCTGCCTTCTAAAACCAAATGACTCACCAATAAATCTATATCTATACCAATCTTGGTCAGTTAAGGTTGCACTATCGCTTTGAAATATTGCACCTTTGTGTACAGTAGAATAATGATCATCTAAATATGAATTCTCTTCACTTGCATTAATAATTGTTCCTGATTTTTCAAATTTTGACTCAATGCCAGTTATTCTTCGTACATTATCTGCACTTTCAAATGAGGTTAATACTTTAAATTCAAGATTTTTAAAATATGTTATAGAGTTGGCTCTTCCGTTGTCAGGAACTAAATTTAACCTGCAACTTATAGTTCCATCAAAAGGCATTAAATCGCTATCAATTTGTATAGTATTCCATTCTGTTTGATCAATTCCAGACTCTAATGTATTTAAAATTATTGGATTACAATCAATTAAATTAGTTTCAACTGTCCAATTTCCTTGTTCATTTAACCATGCATATAATCCGCCACTTTCTATAATAACGTAAGCTACCCTTTGTTGTCTGTAAAAATTATTTGTACCTAAATTTAATTGTTTTACATCTACACTAAACTTTAAAATATTGGTAGCAAATATTTTAAAACTATTGCTTTTCAACCAAGCCTCTAAATATGCACCTCCACCACTAAACTCTAAATAAACATATCTTTCAAGTAATCCACCTGCTGTAGAAGATATATAAACTTCTCTTATAAATGATTCGTAATCAGATGTCGGAGTTAATGGATTGTCTATTGTGTTATATTCAAATGTCCAATCTATAATAGAAAACTCTTTACTTGTGCCTACAGTAGAAACAAATGTACCTCTTGCAAATGTTTCATTTAATAGCATTTCGTTAAATGGCTCATAAGAAAATTTAACTTGATCATACTTAGTCTTTTTTTGTATGAGCCTAAGCATTTCTGGGGTAATTGGCTTTATTTCTCTACTTGCACCAACCTCAACGTCATATCTCTTATCAATTGTATATCTTACGCCAAGGTCACTAAAGAATCCCCTAAGATTATTATTGTAGCTTGTGTAAAGTTCCTCAATTCTCAAAAACCACCACTCGCCAAGATACATAAAGACTGTTTGGGAGAATGATTTGTTTATCTTCTCAATCGCAGTATAACAATCATCGTATGTAGTTGCTTCTTGTTGAAATGTTTTTGCATCAATATAGCATTGGTCAAGAGGCATAGTTTGAATTGCATCACTCATTGAATCGTGATACAAATTATTAATGACATAGTGTTGAATTAATGGTACTTCTGGTAGTCTACTCATCGCATAAGATAAACATTGAAAAGGAGTAAACCTCCCAACAAGTTCATTATCGCCATCGCCAAATTGAAAGTTTTTTAGAAGTCCAAAACCATCGGCAGCACGAATGATAAGATAATGATTTGAGTCATCCCAAACCTCTTGGAAATCATCTTGTAGTACATATCCCCTCCAATAAGGAATTGTATTTATACTAAACCTAATTAATATATCACTATCTTGATCGGCATAAAAGTTTTCTATTTGTACACCATTTACATTAGTTAAGATTTCCATCTCTGCCATCATTGCCCTAATAGGCTTAAAAATGTTATCGTCAGAGTTAAACTCCCTTAGTACAAATGGTCTTGCTCCTCCTTCAAGAGTTGTTATGCCACCACCCCATCCCTCGTATAAAAACGTGATTTGGCAATCTTGATTGTCACCACTTTTAAAATCTATTTGATATTTTGCGAATTTAGCCAACTCTATTAATTGTTGCGTTTGTTCTATTAATTGATGCCACTAAATCACTTCCTCTCAAAGATAAGTTAACCGCACCAGCCATTTGTAATGGACCTGCTCCTACTCCGCTAAAATTAGCTGCCCCAAATAAACTACCTGTTTTTCCTAATCCACTAAGTATGCCAGATATACCTTTTGCAGCTCCTAATTGCCCTAATGCACCACCTGCACCACCTGTTAATATATTTGCAAGTAAAGTTGCTAAACCACTTGCAATAGCTTGTGCAAGTATTCTCTTAAATGCATCCTTTGCTAATTCTACAAATCCATCAAACGATACTTTACCATTTGTCAATAATTCATCAAAGAAATCCCTAAATGGTTTTGTTAAATTATTTTCTATTGTAGATTGTAGTCCTTTAAAGGATTTTATCTGTTCTTGCAAACGAGTAAATTCATTTGCGCCAGCCATTTGTGAGTTTTTGAAACGCTCATAAATACCTTCTATTTCAAATAAGCCATTATAATATTGTTGAAGATTATTTTGTGCCTCAGGACCAAATGGTAATGATAATCCTAATGTTCCAACATCTTTACCAAGTTTTTTAGGCATTAATTCAAGAGCATTTAACTGCTCTCTACGATACCTAACCATAGCATCAACACCAGCATTATTTATACGAACTTGACCTTGAATATATCTTTCAAATAAAGCAGTATTTGTAGTTATAACTCCTTCTCCACTAATTCCTTCTACTATTTGTCCTATGCTTGAATCTTTTCCTGTACCTCCGCCACCTTTTTTGCCAACACTAATAATTTGATCTAATGTTTTCTCAAGCTTATCTTTAGTTTTTTGTAATTTATCTAATTCAGTATTTATTTTTGTATCACCTTCACTAAGCTGATTAGTTACTTGATTTAATTGAAATAAATCTGCTAAAAAAGGAACACCTACGCCACCTGGCTGAAATGTAGCTCTTGATACCTCATCTAATGAATTTGTTAAATTTTTGCTTGTTTTTGTAAATTCTGGAGCAAGTTCTTCTTGAGCAAATGTTAATTCTTCTATTTGCTCAGTAATTTTTGATATTCTATTTTCTAATCCTCTTGCTTGAGCTTGAGCAATTATTGATTGTGTTAATCTATCTGTTGCTGCTCTTAATTCATCTGCATTTAATGTTGCAGTAGTAAATTGACCATAATAGTCTTTATCAAATTCTTTTAATTGATTTAATGCATTAGACCTAACACTTTCTGATTTTGATAAATCTGTAACAGTTTTTGTAAGTATTGATAATGTTTGTATCTTACCAGATTCTTGCGCTGCTGATTTTCTTACTGATAATTCTAAACTATCTAAATTTTTTATATAATTAGCATATTCTTTATTTACGTTTGCAATACTAACCGATAATTGTTCATTACCGCCAATTATTGCAGAAATAGCATTACCTAAAGAACCATATTTTTGTACAAGAACAGTAGTAACTGAAATTATTGCACTATAAGCTAAAAATAAACCAGCAGGTCCGACAAGTGCAGTACCTATTTGAGATAAAGCTCCTTTTAAGCCGTTAGATGTTTTTGTTAAATCCCCAAATGTTTGTAATAGTGCAGGTAAGTTGTTCTGTATAGCAATAAATCCAAATGGTGCGTCTTGAGCAACTAATGATAAAGATGTTAATGCAGTTCTTGCATCCTTAGTGCCAGTTGTAAATGTTTTAGCAGTTGTAGAAGTCTTTTTTAAACTACCTTCTAATTGATCTAATCTTGCATTAACCTCAGTTAAAGATTGCTCTAAGCCTTTACCAAAATCGCCTAAATTTGTATTTTTTAAATCAGAAGATATCTGTCCAATAGATTCCCTAACATTAGATATAGCCTTTTGTAGCTTACTAATGTCAGCATCTATAACTATACTTAAGGGACTATTGTTTTCTGCCATTTTGTTAATCTGTTAAAGACTTCTCTATATTCCTCGTCAGTTGGCTTTTCTTGTTCATCACCTGGTAACTCCCACAAAGCCTCAGGTGTTTTAGGTGCGGTTTTAGGATCACCCATTAACCTTACCATTGTAAACATGAGTAGTCTTGTTTGCTTATAAGTATCTACTTTTTTCTCTTGGTGACCTTGTATCATTAGAGAGAAATGTCTTGGACTCATGTCGTAGAAATCACGTGGAAGCAAACACAATTCACCAAAGGCAAACGCTTCTATTTCCTCCCACGTGAACTCTTTTTTTTTGCTGACTCATCAGTAGTTTCAGAAGCTGCGACATTATTTTTAATCATGTCGCTATCTCCCCAAACTTTAATTATCTCTTTAAGCTCATCAATGAAATCTTGTTTCATTATGTTAGCTTCAATATAATCAAGTAAAGTTTCAAAAGTTATTTCGGGTAAGACTCCTTTGACAAGGCAGTTATTGTAATAACCACTATAAACAAGATGAGCAATGCCAATCTCATTTATCTCTCCATTCTCAAAAGTTATTCCGTCTTTTAGTTTATCGGCTACATACCTAAACGAAGCCATCCCAAATTTAAGTCCGACCTTTTGGTCGTTAATAGTAATAGTAGTATAGTTCATAAGTTAGTTTAAGCAACAACATCCAAAGCACCACTTGATTGAATAGTACCTGAGAAGTTGATAAATTCAGTAGAAGATTGATTTAAAGTAAGATCAGTGATGTATCCGCTAAATGCGTGGTAGTAAGCAGCACCTGCTGAAGAACCACTAACAACTGGGTTTTGAACTCTTACCGCAACCAAAGTTTTGTTTACCATTGCAGCCAATAAATCTTCGTAAGATACTTGAGAAACAGTTGGTGCAGTCTCACAGATTGCATCAAAGTCGGTAGACATTTGAGGCTCTGAAGGAGAAGTCAAAACTCCGCAGTTAGTTTGCTCGGTTGTTGCATCCATAGTTGTATTAACTGAAGATGTCCTCAAGCAAACAAGGTTTTTGTATGATGTGCCACCAGCTACATCGATTTCTACGTTTTGTGTAGATCCTAAAATTTGTGCCATTGTTTTATTTTATTTTTGATTAACTAAATTACTTATTGTTATTATTTTTCTTGCGAAGAAATTTTGCCCATCCACC